TTTCCTAATGAAATTGCAGCAATAAAAAGATTAGGGGGAATTACAATTCGTGTGCACCGCGGGCCAAAACCAAACTGGTATGATGACGCTGTAGCAGTAAATAAGGGACCTAGGCACATAGGTTGGTCTTTGAGTAAAGACAGACTAACAAAGCTAGGAATACATCCCAGCGAGTATATGAGTGTGGGGTTAGAATATGACCATGAGATTCACAACGATAGCACTATAGACGATCTATATAGTTGTGTAAAACATATGCTGGAATTGAGTTAATCTAATTCTAAATCTCCGCGTTTCCACACTACTTCTTTACGTCTTACGATTTCAATACAATTGAGGCATACGCTTCTAAGATTGCTTAAATCATTGTTTTTTAGATTTCCATCTATGTGAAAAACTGTTATTTGACTATCGTAAATCTTTCTAAACCCACATAAGTCACATGTGGGTTTTTTCTTATATCCAGCAATCTTCCAACTAGGCTGTTGAAGGGGGATTTGCTTCTTCTTTCTAATGCAATCCTCACATTTGCTTCGGTAATGTCTGACTCCATTACGATAGTAATTAGCCGCGCAATGATTTTTGTTACATGCTTTACAGACAGGTCTAGACATACTTGTATTTATTCTAACTCTTCGGGAAGAGTCAACGCACCGTTTTTTCTTAAATTTTTAATAAATAATATTATACTAGGGAGTTAACCCTCAAAATCATAACATTAAAGGAAATATAAAATGGCTCTAACATCACCAGGCGTAGAAGTTACAATAATTGATGAAAGTAATTATTCTCCTGCCCAAACCAATTCTGTGCCTTTCGTGCTAATAGCTACAGCAACGAATAAAGCCAACGCATCAAACACCGGCGTAGCTCCAGGTACTGTGGCAGCTAATGCAAACAAACTATACAAAGTTACTACACAGCGTGACCTTGTTTCACTATACGGTAACCCATTCTTCTATAAAACTACCAACGGAACTCCGATCCAAGGCTACGAGTTAAACGAATATGGTTTAGCTGCAGCATACTCTGTTTTAGGTGTTACCAATGGTTGCTGGGTACTACGTGCAGATATTGATTTAGCATCTCTTATTGGTACTTTATCAAGACCAAAAGGTAATCCTGTCGATGGAACTTACTGGTTAGATACTACATCCACTAATTGGGGAATATTTGAATTTAACAAGTCAACTGGTAAATTTACAGAAAAAAGTCCTATCGTTTTAGTAAATGATGCTGATCTAGTTGGCGGCTTCCCACTACAAAGCATTGGTAATATAGGCGATTATGCAATTGATGCTAGAGATCCATTAACTATTGATACGTTTAATCAGAGTCATTATTTCTATAAAACTCTTGCAAACAGTTGGGTAAAAATAGGCACAGACGATTGGTTAAGAGCTATTCCTGCAATAACTGGTACAACCAGCAATCCAACATTGAGCGCAGGTGCTACATTTACTATCAATATATTAGGTTCTTTACTAAATTATTCAACAACTATAACAGTACCTGCAGCACCTAACAATACTGCATTGGGAGTAGCGAATACAATAAACAATTTAGGTTTTGGAGACTTAAGTGCTGACGTAACTAACGGAAGATTAAACATTTACTTCTCTCCTGTACCAGATATTCAAGATCATATTCCTTATTTAGAATTATCCTCAGCATCAACAGTTCTAACTGACTTAGGTATTGATTCTTCAAGTAGATATTATGCGCCTGAAGCATATAATGGACCTTCATCTGCAATGCCATTATGGACACAAGGACAATTAACACCTCACCCAACCGGTTCTATATGGATTAAAACATCAATAAGCGGAAACGGAATGAACATTAATATGAGCAGATTTAGTGCTGCTACATCTACATTTGTTCAAAAACTAGTATCAATTTATAGAAATTTAAATCAAGCAACTGCTAGTTTAGATAAAACAGGCGGACAAAGTATTCCTGCAGGCACAGCTATTGGAATATTTAATACATTTCAGGAATCAAGTAATATTAGCAATAATTTATATTTCTTTGAAAGATTGGCAACTGGTCCTACAGTACTAACTGGCACAGTAAATAATCCTGCATTACCTAATAGTGCAGAAATTTATGTTGGAGTTTCAATACCAGGTCAAGTAGGTTCATTTGATAGCCCTTCATATTTAATCACATTGCCGGCAGCTGGTGTAGTTGGTGCAACAGAGTTTGTTACTGCATGGCAGGCTGCTAATATACCTAATACAACTGCAAGTGTAACGACAACAGGTGCAATACAACTCACTCATACATTAGGAGGTGAGATTGGATTTACAGTTCTTCCAGGAACACCATATTCTAACGTATTAGATTTAGCTGGTTTGTCATGGCAAACTAATTCTGCTGTTAGTGCGTCACCTGGTATTCGTATAGAATATCCTAATTTACCTCAGTATTCTACAACAGGAGCTGGTACAGGTTGTACTATAAACGCTGTTGTTTATACAGATAGATACATTTTGACAGGCATCCCAACTGGCGGTTCCGACTACAATGTTGGCGACCAAATTACTATTTCTGGCGCATCTTTTGGATTAAATTTCCCTGCTAACAATCTAGTTGTAGAAGTTACAGCAATTAATTCAGGTGCAGTAACTGGAATTGCTTTTGTTTCTGGTGTCTCAGATTTAGGATATATAAGTCTTGCTTCTAACTGGAGAAAGATTACCTATACTGCGAATGAGGGAGCACCTTTTACTAACCCAGTTGAAAACACAAATTGGTTCTATAGCACAATTGATCAAGTAGATATTATGATTCAACAAGGTGGTGCATGGAAGGGGTATAGAAATGTCAATTATGATAGTTCCGGTAATCCTATTATATCAGGATCAAATGCTACAGATCCAAACGGACCTATAATCTCTGCTGACATTCCTACTTTGCAAAGCGACGGTACTCCATTAGTTTATGGTGATCTATGGATAGATAGTAGTGATTTAGAAAATTATCCTGTAATTAATCGTTGGCAAAGAGTTGATGGTGTAGATCAATGGATATTAATTGATAACACAGACCAAACTTCAGGTGACGGAGTTCTTTTTGCAGATGCACGTTGGGCACCTAATGGTAGTACAGATCCTATCAGTGATCCTATTCCAACTATAGTAAGCTTATTAACAAGTAACTACTTAGATTTAGATGCTCCTGATCCAGACATGTACCCTCAAGGAATGTTATTATTTAATACACGTAGATCAGGATACAACGTTAAACAGTTTAGATCAAACTATTTTAGCGCATTGACATATGGTGATGTAGTTCTTCCGGCAGTAAAAAGTGCATGGGTTACTGCAAGTGGATTAAAAGAAAATGGTAGTCCATATATGGGAAGAAAAGCACAAAGAGCTATGATCGTTCAGGCATTATCTGCTTCTATATCTACAAATATGGCAATTAGAGAAGAAGATAATTTCTTTAATCTAATGGCAACTCCTGGCTATCCTGAGTTACAACCGCAAATGGTTGCATTAAACAACGAGAGAGCAAACACTGCTTATATAATTGGTGACACACCAATGAGACTAAGTGATCAGGCCACTGAAATTCAAAACTGGGCTACCAATGCAGCAAACGCTGCAGGTACAGGTGAAGATGGATTAGTTACACGTAACGAATACATGGGTCTTTTCTATCCTAGTGGATTAGCAGATTTAGGAACAAATGGAAGATGTGCAGTGCCTTCAAGTCACATGATGCTTAGAACATTCTTACGTAATGATACTATAGCTTATCCTTGGTTAGCTCCTGCAGGAACAAGACGCGGAGTTATTGATAATGCAGTTCAGATCGGATACATTGATGCGCAAACAGGTGAATTCCAAGTAATAAAGAATCGTGTTGGAATTAGAGATGTACTTTACAGTAATTTTATTAATCCTTTAGCTTATTTTACAAGTGTAGGATTAGTGAATTATGGTAATAAAAACAGTAAAGAAACTAACTCAGCACTAGATCGTATCAACGTAGCTAGATTAGTGAATTATGTTCGTGAAAAATTACAGATTTTAGCACGCCCATTTATATTTGAGCCTAATGATGCACTAACTAGAAGCCAAATAACATCAGTTGTACAAACACTGTTTGTTGATTTGGTTGCTAAACGAGGTATATATGATTACCTAGTTGTTTGTGATACAACAAACAACACACCAGCTAGAATTGATCAAAATCAATTATGGATAGATATCGCTATTGAGCCAGTAAAAGCTGCTGAATTTATTTACATACCTGTAAGAATTATGAATACAGGTGAAATTCAGGAGAGAGGCACTGCGATATTTGGTAATCAATAAATTTGAATAAATACAATTAAGGAGAAAAACAAATGGCAACAGCATCAGAATCACTGTTTAATATGAGTATAGGGGCAGATAACACCCCTAGTACAGCAGCATTGTTGATGCCTAAGTTACAATACAGATTTAGAGTTTTGTTTTTAAATTTTGGAGTAGGTGGTTCAACACAAGAGTTGACGAGACAAGTAATTGATGTTTCAAGACCTCAAGTAAGTTTCACTGAAATTCCAATTGATATTTATAACTCAAAATTATACCTAGTCGGCAAACATGAGTGGCAAATGACCACCGTAAACTTGCGTGATGATGCTACAGGAAGTGTAGCAAAATTAGTGGGTCAACAAATTCAGAAGCAAATGGATTTTGTTGAACAAGCAAGTGCTGCGACAGGTCAAGATTATAAATTTCAAATTAACTATGAAATACTAGATGGTGGTAATGGAAATTCAACCCCGACTGTGTTGGAAACTTGGGAATTATACGGTTGTTTCATACAAAACGTAAATTACAATACACTAAATTATGGTGAAAATGCACCTGTAACTATAAGTCTATCAATACGATTTGATAACGCAATTCAAAGCCCAATTGGTTCTGGTCTTGGTACTGCAGTTGGTCGTGCGTTAGGTGGCACTACGGTAACAGGTATTGGTACCTAATATTTAAATGGCAGGGTTCATTGATAACCTATTAGGTGAAAATTTCGGAGAAAATCTTCTGGGCGGATTATTCGGCACAGAGTATCTCCGAGATTTCCAACACGCTAGTAGAGTATTTCGTAGCGATTCTTATTCTTATAGTCCTAAGCATAAGTTTTTATTTCACGTTACATTTGAAATTAATTACGATTTAATAGGACTATCACAAGCTTTTCCCGAAGGCACAAACACTCATTTTGGACTAGCAGTCAAAACTGTTCAACTTCCCGGTTACACGTTCGATACACACGTAATGAATCAGTACAATCGTAAAAGGATTGTACAAACTAAAGTCAAATATGATGATGTTAGTATAACATTTCATGATGATAATGCTAACTTAATTAGAAATCTTTGGTATGCGTATTTTACATATTATTACAAAGATAGTACACAAAATGCTAGTGCAAGTTCTCAAGCAGGCTTAGGAAACGATGCAGCAAATATACCTCAATTTGTAAATCAATTTGCAACGAATACATCCGCCTTTGATTACAATAGACGTAATACGTATGATCCTTCTATATACGGTGACAATGAATGGGGATTTATAGGACAAAGCACTAATGATCAAATCACCGCACTTTCAAATTTAACAGGTATTTCTAAAGCGCCTTTTTTTAAAGCAATAAATGTTTATGGATTTAATCAACACATGTTTGCACAATATAGATTATTAAATCCTACGATTACAAGTTTTAAACATGATACATATGATTATTCATCAGCAAATGGCACAATGGAGCATAGTATGACTATTGGTTATGAAGGTGTTAATTATTATGAAGGTGGTATAGATGGCACAAGTACTGATGGTCAAGGTAATGCTGTAGCAGGTGATTTTGGTAAAGATTTATATGATACAATTACAAGCCCAATAGCAAGGCCCGGCTCAACTTCTAAAATATTAGGAAAGTTTGGTTTGGTAGATTCAGCAGGTGGAGTACTTGGCGATGTAGCAAACGGAAACTATTGGGGCGCAATACTAACAAGTGGAAGAGCTTACAATACATTTAAAGATGTTAACTTAGGAAGCTTGGCCACAAGTGAATTAAAAACAGGTGCACTAAACTCACTTACAGGTACACCAAACAGAAACACATTATTTAATTTTCCTTCATTAAAGACACCTAAATAATATGGCTATCACAAATTTAGCGACTGAGCTTGATAATACAGTAAAAGTTTTTAATAACTTTTATACAAATCCCATTAATGTAAATGCATCAGATTATGATGTAGTTAGAGCATACTTTATTAAAGTATGTCAGAGCATTAACACTGCAGAAAATTTTACTGCAATTCTTTTTAAAATAGCTGCATACACACAAGAATCTCCAATGACACTTTTAGACTACATAAAAGGTAAAGTTGGATTAGAGTTAAGTGCTACAATGGCTTACTATCTTAATAGTTTAAAAAGTAAAACAACTCTTTATGGTGTAGCAAATCTTCCCGTACCTAATCCAAGTGTACAAAGAAACGTAATCATTTAAAATGGCGAACTGGGCACAAGGCATATATGAAGTTAGGAATCCAGAAAAGTATATAGGTAATCATAAGCCTAAATATAGATCGGGATGGGAATTAACTTTTATGATGTTTTGTGACAATAATAATAGTGTATTAAAGTGGGCCAGCGAATCAATACGTATTCCATATCGTAATCCATTAACAGGAAAACAGACAATTTACATACCTGACTTTTTCATCATGTATGAAAATAAGTTTGGTCAGAAACATGCTGAAATTGTTGAAATCAAACCCAAAAAACAAAGCTTAATTGAAAGTCGTGTAGCAAGCGCAAGAGATCGTGCGGTTGT